CGGAAATATTCCCTCCCGCAACTCTCACGGTAGTGACCTACTACGTGAGACTTTGCGTGATTCACCTTGAGACCATAGGCCTCAAGCTTCTGGATAACAATAGGTGCGACGTCTGTGGGAACGATTAAATCGTCCCCATAGACGCTGACAACGCCGCGCATCTTGAGCAGCGTTGCCGGTGTGACTGGCAGCTGCCGGGCCTCACAGAATGACAAGAATACGATAGTCAAAAAGACCATCGACTCGAGTACAAATGTGGTGCCCGATCCCATAGACGCGTACTTGGAGAGGGTAATTTGCCCATAACCAGGCACGTCGGCTATTGGCGTTCTCGTCGCGAAGACGATCTCCCGTAGGAGGCGGCTTCCGAAGAGAGCGTCCACTAGTCGAGCGGAAACTCGATCACTGGCCTCTGAGAGGTCAAGAGTAGCCAAGTTAGAGGACATTGAGCCCTCTAGGGCCATCCTTTGATTTCTTCCCTGGTCAGTTGTATCGATGAATTGGTTCAGCGTATCACACGCCGCCAATTCTGCCACAATAGCGTCTGCTAGGGCCGACTGCACATATTGCATGTGTGTCGGCTCAAGAGAAATTATACGTGGTGCTTTCGCCGTTTTAGGAATCGCGATAACCCTGACGGGTGTTCGCGAATCCGGGGTCTCGTAACTTGGCTTAACGTCCGTAGAATAACGGGCGTTAGGTAGTGCGAAGTGGTTATAGTCCCAATCGACCTCAAGCGAAGTCGACCAGGACATTTCCCACTTACGAACCGATCGCAAGCGATCGGCGGTACTACCAGGCCCATGTCTCCCCACCAACTCGCCTTGCAGCGACAGGTCGATGAGTCTCTGTTCGAGACCCGTCTGTCTGCCGCCGTGGCCAGTCGCAAAGAGAACTGTAGCCGCTTTACGAAAAACCTGCAACGAAGCAGGCGAAAATTCGTGAAGCCCAAGTTCGAGATCTGTTGAAACATACTCGGAGATCGCCCTTCTGACTCTTTGATCAGTAGGGAGTGCTTTCAGCTTTCCAGCAAACATTGTAATTTGCCGGAACGCACGAATAGCATCAACCGATGGATGTTCCAACAATCTGCCATCGTGTCCGAACACGAGATGCAGCAAACCCTGCAGGAATGCAGGGAGAGCGCCCCTCTTTTTGAAGGAGGAGTTGTGCATCCAAACGCCCTCGGAAAGTGACTTATCAAAGTCTTTTCCAAGAGCGGGTAAGGTGATCGTATAGAACGAGGCACCTTCGTGTTCGACGCGAGCCGTGAATGTTTCAATATCACGGTTAATCTCGCGCTTGTGCACACCCAATATGGTTTGCTCCTCTATAAGGAGCATTTTGATGAGGTCTACCTGGCTTTTCATGCTACCCTAACTTAGGTTGGGGCGGACATCCAAGCTCCAATAGTCTCATGATACACAGTAGTCCGGGAATCACCCGAACTACTGTGCCAGCGCTATCTACACTTCAGTGTTGATAAGCTTTCCGATGTTGCTTCCGCTTTGCAGCCAGGCTGCAAAGCCGGCAACAAGGTTACCAATGTCGTCGCGTGTAAGACCCGTTACAGGGTAATCCACAACAACCCAGCAACCAGCCTTAGAAGGCATAGAGTTACTGGGTGAAAGGGGATCAGCGACCACCTTCGAAAGATCGACACGGCACATTGACCGTGTACGCTTTCCTCGGGTATGGGCAATGGAGAGGGTAACCTCTCCTGTCGAATCGCGATACTCGCCTCGGTTAAGAGACGAGCCGGTTCGGGACAGATCGGCGACAATTGCTGCGCCGTTACTGTCCTTGCCGACACTGAGTGACTG